GCTGGATAAAAGAAGATGAGACACATGATAAGTCATTAATGCACGGAATTGATGTTCCTTTAGGCACTTGGTTAGTATCAATGAAAATCAATAATGAAAAAGTTTGGCAACTCGCTAAAGAGGGAAAAATAAATGGATTCTCTATTGAAGGATTTTTTACTGATAAAGTGGTACACGCAAAGAAAATCACAGACCAAGAAGTTTATGATTTAATTATGAATTTGTAACAAAAAAACAAAGTTAAAGTTATAACTATATGACATTATTAGAAAAGATTAAAGACGTTGCAACGGATGTAATGAATTTAGATAAAAAAGTAAAACTAGCACAAATGACTTTAGATAATGGTACTGTCATAGAAGCGGAATCATTTGAAGCAGGTCAACCTGTATTTATTGTTAATGAAGATGAAAGAGTCCCACTACCTGTTGGAGATTATGAAGTAGAGGGAGGAATTATAAGTGTAACAGAAGAAGGAATTATAAACGAAATTAAACAAAAAGACATGGAAGATCCAGGCACTGACAAAAACAAAGATTTTGTAACAGTTGAAGATTTTAACAAAGCAATGGATGACTTAAAATCAATGTTGTCAAAACAAGAAAAAGATAGCGCAGAGAAAGTTGAAAAACTGGAAACTGAGTTATCAGAGGCCAAAAAAGAAAGCGTTAAACTGCAAAAAGAGATTGATGAAACTCCGGATGCAGTGCCTTTAAATACAAAAGCGCAAGTTCAATTAAACGAAGTTCCCGCATCAACGAAGAAAGGGAGAATTTATCAATTTTTAAATAACAGATAAAATGGCAAATTTAACAGTAAATAGTAATTACGTAGGAAAGGATGCAGGCGAAATAGTTGGCAAAGCCTTTAAAGAAGCAGATACTATCGCAAAAGGATTAGTAACAGTTTTACCGGATATTGATTTCCAGGTACACTTAAAGAAAATAGTGTACACTAATGGTAAGGTAGATTATACTTGCGGATGGGTACAAACAGGAGGTATTGTTTTGAGTGAAAAAACATTGACACCAAAGAAAATTATGAATCCACAAGAGATTTGTAAGGAAGATTTGAGACAGATATGGAGTTCTGCAACAATGGGATTCTCTGCTCATAATGACAATATGCCGGCAGACGTAGAATCTGCACTAATCGCTGAGGTTTTAATGGACACAGCGGAAGCAACAGACAATGATATTTGGAACGGAGACGCAACAAATACAGGTGAGTTTGATGGATTTACTCTTTTATTCGCAGCAGACGGTGGAATCATTAAAGCAAATAACGGTATTGTAACAGCAGCAGCACCGGTAGATAAAACAAATGTAATTGCAGAGATTGAAAAAGTATTAGATGCTATCCCAATTGCTTTAAGACGAAAAACAGATTTAAAATTTATGGTATCTCCGGATATTGCAAATTTTTATAATCAAGCACTAGTAAGTGCAGGGATTTCAAACGGTAATGGAGGTGATGCTTTTACTTTAAGATATGGAGCGCATGAGTTGATTGTTGTAAATGGATTAGCAGCGAACACATTTGTAGTTGCACAAGCAAGAAATTTGGTATTCGGAACAGGACTTATGAGCGATCATAATGAGTTACGAATTAAAGATATGGACGAAAGTGATTTATCAGGGCAAGTAAGATACAAAATGGTTTATACTGCAGGAGTAGAGTATTACAATCCTGAAGAAATAGTTTGGTATTTGACAACAACAATTTAATCATAAGGGCAACCTTATTTAAAATAATTTAGATATGCCAGGATGTGATTTAACAACAGGTAGAGCGAAGGGATGTTTTGATTTAGTTTCGGTAAATGACATGGGAGCGATAACATACGATGTCACCCTTACAGACGTAATATCAGCATTTGCAGGAACACCGGAGTTTTTTCAATTTGATTTAAAAGGGTCTAATAACACTTATACTGAAACAATAACGAAAGATATTAATAATGGTACTTCGTTTTTCGCTCAGGAGTTAGCGGTTCAATTTCCAAAATTAGATAAAGCGACACACCAAGAACTGAAATTACTTGTTTATGCTTCTCCAACAGTAATTATAGAGGACTATAACGGAAACTTTTTTACAATGGGATTAGAAAACCAAGCAGACGCAACAGGGGGAACTATTGTAACCGGTGGAGCTAGAGGAGACTTTAACGGTTACACTTTAACAATGTCAGCAGAGGAGAGATTACCTGCTAATTTCTTAGACGTAGACATTGAAACAACAGGTGCTACAATAAGCGCTGTACAAATTACACCGTAAGCTGGTTATTTTTTATTTATGGAAACAGCCCTATTCTTTATCGGATAGGGTTTTGCGTTTCACTTTGTATTGTATTTAAAACAATCTACGCTATAAATAGTTATACTAATATGAAAATACTTTTATCTTCTATATCAAATCAAACATTAGCTTTTATCCCTAGATCATTTCCTGTTGCAGTAGATTACACTTTGATAAGAGAAGGTACAAATATAGAGGTTATAAAGACAAACATTCCTGCAACTACAAATAAGGGATTCTTAGAAATTAATGATATATTTACATTGATAGAAAACAACTTTTATTCTATTGATATATTCGATAATGCAACAGACTTATTAATATTCAGAGATAAGATTTATTGCACCAACCAGAATGTAAAAGATTATACGATTAATAAAGATGAGTACAAAGAAGATAAAACATACGATAAAAATTATGTAATTTATGAAAAGTAATATTCACATAGTTAGTTTAGCAAATTATGTTTCTCCGATAGTAAAGGAGGAGTTTGGAAAACCATTTGTAACATACGGAAAGAAAAATTGTTACTTTGATTACCTAATAGATAGAAGTAGGGGTTCTGCAACAAACGGAGCTGTTATTAACTCAATCGTAGATATGATCTATGGCGAAGGATTAACAGCATCAAATGCGAATCAGAAACCAAATGAATATGCACAAATGAAATCTATTTTTGCTGATGATGATGTAAAGAAAGCAATAAATGATTTAAAAAGGATGGGTATGTTTGCTATGCAGATTATATATCAGGGCAAGCATAAATCAATTAAAAAGGCAGAACACATTCCAGTTGAACTATTAGCACCGGAACAGATGGATGATGACGGTAATATCAATGCTTATTATTTTTCCAGAGACTGGAGCAAGGTAAACGGTACCAAAGACACGATTAGAATACCAGCTTTCGGAACATCTAAAGAGGGTGTAGAGATTCTATATGTTAGACCATATAGAAGTGGCATGACTTATTTTTCAAATGTAGATTACCAGGGCGGACTTCAATATGCTGAACTAGAAGAAGAAATAGGAAACTATCACATAAATAATATAAAAAATGCGTTCGCTCCGTCTATGATGGTGAACTTTAATAATGGCACACCACCTGAAGATGTTCAAAAAGAAATGGTAAAAAAAGTTCTTTCTAAATTTCAAGGCTCATCGAATGCAGGAAGGGTAATAATTGCTTTTAATGATAATAAAGAAAATGCAGGTACTATAGAATCTGTTCCTTTGTCGGATGCTGCGGATCAATATCAGTTTTTATCAGACGAGGCTATGAAAAAAATACTTGTATCGCATAGAATTACATCTCCTTTACTTATGGGATTAGGTACAAGCACAGGATTTGGCAGTAATGCGGATGAGTTAAAAACAGCTTCCGTACTTTTTGAGAGTCTTGTGATTAAACCATTTAGACAAATAGTCACTAAGGCTTTTGATGAAATACTTGCTTTTAATAAAACATCTTTAGATTTAGAATTTACATCACTTAATCCATTTGAAGAAAAAAACTTAGATTCTATCAAGTTAAGTAAATATGATGAAGATGTATTTTTAGCAGTTTGGAGAAGATGAAGATTTAGAACAATGGGAACTTATAGATGAAAGGGAAGTAGATTATGAATTAGAAAGCGAATTAGATAAAAAATTAAATCTAACAAAACCAGTAAGTACAGGTAAGGCAATACCAAATGCAAAAAGTGAACAAGACGGAGAGAATAAAAAAGGCGAAAAATTTAAAGTGCGATACCAATATTTTCCTTTAAAGACACAAAAAAATAGCAGACATTTTTGTACTAGAATGGTAAGTGCTAAAAAAATATATAGAAAAGAGGATATTATTAGAATGGGGACTATTCCTGTTAATCCGGGTTGGGGTTTGGCAGGTGCGGATAAGTACTCAATATGGCTTTATAAAGGAGGTGGTGACTGTCATCATAAATGGTTTAGAAAGACATATAAACAGAGAGAAGGAGCTAAGGGCATAGATGTAAAGAGTCCAAATGCACAAACTGTTACTACAGGAGAGGCAAGAAGTCAAGGATTCAGACCACCAGTAAACGAACAAGAGGTACCGGTAGCACCCACCGATATGCCAAATAAAGGATTTGTAA